AGGAACATATATCGGCCGGCCTCGTTGACAATCCCGGCCTCACTCAACTGAGACGCGGGGGATCCACCAAGGGCGTGCTGGATGTGGTTCTTCAGGTCTGAAAGTGTGATTGCCATGATCAGGTTTTTCCAACAAAGATGCGGACGTTTATGGCTCCTCCAGACGACGCGGGGTTGTAGCACTCGATCCGGTCGATTGTGTCCGCCGCCCAATGTTGTTCCCACCTGTCGATCTCGTCTTGGTGCTGGGACTCGCCAAAGGTGCCGTCCATGTTGCCCATGTTTCGGGAATCGTCGTTCGTCAACACGAATGGGACACCCGCTGTCAACTTGACGACAAAGGCATTCTCGATGTTGTTGCCAGCCAGAGTCCCGCCCTCGTTGCACATCAACTGGATTTCAGCAGCAGCGGTGGCTTCGATCCACAGGAAGTCGAAGGTGCTTAACGAATTGCTATCACTCCACAGTTCGACCAACGTCTCGGTACCGACCGAGAACCGCTGGTCGGAGTAGTGGTTGATGTCAATCGTGTCCGCCACAGTCAGACTTCCCCCGGTGAACGTCGTTGCGTCCACACCACTAGCAGCAGGAAGTGTCCATGTGAAGTGTGTTGTCAGGCTTAGGTTAGCCATTGAAACCCTCCCTTATTATGTGCCGCGAACAGCAAATACCCGGACCTTGGCATCAGTACCAGTTTGGTGGTAGAACTCAATCCGGTCAATTTTGTTATCAGTCGTCCCCCAATTGGTTTCCCAAGTGTTGATTTCAGCCGCGTAGTTGGTGGCGTCAACCGCAGTGGCCATATCACCCCGGTTTCGGCTGTCATCACTCGTGAGTATGAACGGGATGCCAGCGGTCAACTTGATTACAAATGCGTTTTCCAGATTGCTTCCGCCAATTACGCCGCCCTGATTGCACAGGAGTTGTATTTCAGCAGCCTGGTCAGACTCAATCCACAAGAAGTCAAATGTTGCTGGGGTAGCGGGGACGCCAATCTTGTCATCATTCAGGATTTCGACCGGCCCCGTAGCAGGGTTTGACGGTAAAACATACGTCCGGTCAAAGATTTCCCCATCAGTGATCCCAATGGTCTTTGCAGTCGTCGTGCTTCCATCCGAATACAGATTCCCGGCGTCATCTGTAAAGTCGTACTTTAAGTAAAGGTTTACGTTAGCCATGAGGCTCCTCCGTATTGCTGAGTTTGAAATGACCGTCTCCCCCCGGTAGGGGGGAGGGGTCTTAGGTTGTCAGATCAACGATCCTGCATGACGAGGATGTAGTCGATTGTCATAGTGTTCGTGCCTTCGGCACTGTTGAACACCTGGAACGCAGGACTCATCGCAACATCATCAGGATTGTTGGATGTGTGGGTAGCCTTGAGAGAACCGTCAACATAAAACCTGGCCCTGTTGTTGGCACCGTCCCACTCAACTCGGAGTGTTACATAGGTACCATCAGCCAGGTTAGAGGTGGTGTCGGTGCTGGACTGAGTAGCATTTTTCTCAGACACTGCATCAATGTCACCAGTGTTGTCAGGGCACTCGAAGCCGATCCTGTCAGCAACAGCCGTAAGAATGTCGGTGTCTGGCACGGCCAGTCCGACAAACCAATTGGCTGTAGAAACATCAGTGATCTTCATGCGTATTTCAAACACGCCACTCTTTCCTGAAGACCACTTGAATCCAGCCCCGTTGAGTTGGCAGTTGTTGTTGTCAAGGATGTCAGGGTTGGTCGTGCAAACAAGTTCGCCGCCATAGACATCATTGATTCCAACTACATGATTGTCGTCCCCATCGGAGTCAACGCAAGTGCAAAGCCACTCGCTGTGATCGGCCAACTCAGAAAACTTCGGGTTCTGGCTGGAGGCAACCGTGGGCTGGTCAGCATCCAACGTTCCACCGACGATGAAATCGTCGAAGAAAATAATGGGCATCGCAAGCGACTGGTCGGGACTACCGACCGGGGGTTGATAAGGAATACCGTATGGAAGTGGCATTTCGTTATCCTTTCTATTTCAAGGGATCACTGCTCACACTACTGCGGGCAGATGATTCCCTGCCGCTGGCGGCTGTTACAGAAGAGGTTCCACCAACAGTCAACGGGCTGCACGGTCGTGAACGGCTGATTCGGGTGCCGCATCGGATCGTGCTTCTCCATGTACCGACGTGCGTGATACACGGGGGTCATGTAGTTGCCATTGAGCCACCAGTAACGATAGCCATCATTGTCGCCCGCTGCTGTCTCGGTATCGTCGGCAGTTGTGTCGCCGTTGATAGCCGCGTCATCAAGGTGGGAGACATACAGCAGGTCAATGCCGCTGTACTGAGGCATGTTGTAAGCAGGATCCTGCTTACCGACCAGCGTGTCGTTCGCGTCTCGGAGCATCCTCTTGTAGAGGTTGAGTCCGCCACGGGAACAACAGATGAACTGACGATTCAGGCTGTCCTTCTCGAAGTATTCCTGCTTGGTTGAAGGAGGAATAAACTTCACTTTGAGGAACATTTCATCAAACGCATCGAGCAGGCCATCCTGATCGCCGTCTGAGTCATCTGCGTCATCGTAGTCATACGTTGACACCTGATTACGCCACTTGCTTTCGGTGGTGGGAGAAACTCCCATTACCGTAGTAGCGTCACCCGTATTGAACGAGTGGTAGTTGCTGGTGTTCTCTGAGATGAATGACTGAATGCCATAGGGGAGGGAACCAGTATTGGTTTCCATTTCGGCACCATTTGCGTAGGCACCCTTCCACAGGTCGGCTTCCATACCATTCAAGAATGAAGTCCAAAGACGCATTTCCTTGATACGCTTCAGTCGCTTGTAGGCGACCTTCTGCGCATCGCGGGAAAGTCCTTCGGACACGTTGAGTTCAACTTCCTGATCCGTCCACGACATATGGTCAACGGAGAAACGCCAGTTGATCTCCAGGTCGGTGATGACCTGAGGATTCGTCCATGAGAACGTGGCGTTCGGCTTGTAGTGGTCATACGTCGATGCCTCGTCAAACATGACAGAGTCATTGATCGTCTTACCGCCCTGAACCGAAGCATCCATGCCCTTCCCCTTGAGGAAGCGACTGAGGATGTAGGTGTTATTGACGGCTTCGTTGATGACCTCTTCAGCCGATGTCAGATACCGGGGGCCGGTAACTGCCATGAAGTCGTTGAAGTTGGCAAGTGCTGTGCCTGCCATAGTCATACTCCTTCTCGGGGCATCGCCCCGGAATTAGCCTTTGTAAGCGGAGAGAGCCCCGTCGTACCCCTTGCCAGAGAGCAGGGCGTCGAGGGCCGCGTCTTCGCGTTCCTCGCCCCCCTTACTCCTGGCAGGAGTGCTTGATTGGGATTGCGTAGTCGGCTGGCCGCCATCTTTCATGCGGTCTACTTGTGCCTTCTTCGCTTCCTGCTCCGCCAGTTTTGCAAAGTTGACCCGGTATGAATCAACCATGAGGTCATCGACATTGCTGTACTCGCCAATGGCGGCAAGTTTCTGCATGCCCTCGACAACCTTCTGGAAGTCCGAGTCACTCGCCAGTCGTGGGAACCGTTCCCGCAACCGATCACGCGACGTGTCCAACATACGGACCTGGCGGTCAGCATACATCTCAGCAATCGCTTGCTGGTGTGACTGCAACACTTGGGCCGTCTGCTGAACAAGATCGCTGATAGGAGACATTACTGCCTCGGCGGCCTCGTCCCCAAAGAGGTCTGAAATCTTTGTCTTGTACTGGTTCAGTTCCTTGGGTGTTGCGGGTTGGGCTTGGGCCTGATCTGTGCCCTCGCCTTCCGCAGTCGCCTCGGAATCGTCAGTACCTTGGACAGAGTTCAACTTGTCTTCGAGTTCTTTGACCTTTGCACCATAGCCGTCCACGTCTGCCTGGACCTTTGAACGCTTGGTCCCCCATTCAAGAATGGAGGAGTCGTCCATATTCTCCAGTGCAGACTCGGGTACGCCGTCCCGACGAAGGGCGGCAATGGCCCTCTCATATTCCTCGGACACGGGTTCACTGTGTGTTTCAGTGTCCTCATCCGATGTGGTGTCGTCCTGGGCCTCAACGGTCTCTTCCTGAGATTCCGTTGACTGCCCTGGTTCTGGCGTGGGGGGATCGACCGCCGCCCCGAAAGCATCCTTCTCACCCATAAGGCGATCAAGGATCGCGTCATCCGACGCATCATTGTCCCGACTCACACCCTCCGAGATCGGAACCGCCGGGCTGTTGTCAACCACTTCAGTCGGGTTCACGGTTTCCGTGTCCGACGCTGTGTTTGTCATATCTTCTGGCATGTCTAACTCCTTCAGGGGTTCTCGCTTTCGCGGTCCCTATTCCTTTGCCATATCGTGCTCCGACGCTACGTTGCGTTCGTGAGCCTGTGACTTGATGATGGGTTGCCCCTTCTTATTGACCTCACATCCCCGGATATTGCGAGGCAACGACCTACTGACGTAGGGATACTTGTGTGTCTTGCGAGCAATACCTGCAGAGTCGAGAACGAATGACGGCATCCTTCGCAGGGTCTTGTCCCCATGCTGGATCTCCTCGCCAATCTTTGGGGCGTAATCGGAGTTGAAGAACAAGTCCTCCGTCTCCCCAGTCTCAACATCAACAAACAGGTAGATGGGCATTAGACGGCCCCCGAGTATTCTTCAGGACCAAGACCACCGGCCTGCTGGGCAGATGCCTGCTCGGCCATCATTTCAACTTGCTGCTGCATTGCTGCCTGCTGCTGCATCTGCGCCAGTGCCTGTCGATCAATCAACTGCGCCATTCCCGGCATGTTCATCGAGTCGCCCACCTGCTTGAGCATTGCCTCCCAGTTGACATACGGTGCCTGCGGCATGGCCGCTGCAACATTCGAGACAACCTGGAGGGTCTCAAGGGCTCGACGCTGCTGGAGAACTTCGTTCGTCCGCTCCATCGAGTAGGCGTCCACTTCAAGTTCAATGTCGTCATACGACTCGGGGGGCTCTCCACCACCTTGGAAGTAGGGCTCACCCATTCCCATCTCCTGGGCCGCCTCGGCTCCGAGAGGGAAGAACACCCGGTCATCATTCCACAAGTACCAGCCCACCCGCATCATCATCCGCTCGGCGGCCCGGACAAACTGACGCTTGAGGTAGTCAATCCTGATGGAAGAACTGGCGTCCGCCGTGGCGACCTCGGTGGCCGTTGCACTGCCGCTGATGTTCCCACGCATGACATCATGGATGCCACTGTTGCGGTCGAGCCGTTCCCGAGCCATCTGGATATACGACACCTGCTGGTTCGTAATGCCGCCAAGTTCAATCGGAATCACACGGTCTCGGTCCAGACCCTCAACGGGGACTACGA